TTCTGCTATTTCTATGCCATAGTCATTCAACAATTGAATAATAGTGTCCAAATGATTCACATAACCATTGCCACCCAAACCAAAGAATCCTACTTTGCCATCCCATCTACCCAGTTTGTATTGAGGAAGATATCTGGCATATGGCACAGCCCATTTTAATTTATTGGCTATTCTTCTTCTAATTTCCACATCCAATCCATCAATCTTTACATTGACTTCATCTTGAATAATAATTTTACAACTGCTCATTATATTTTTTCAACCTCATGATGCCACATGTTCCAAGGACTTTCTTCAAAGTCATACTGCACAATCAAATCACACTGTTGTAAAAAATTCTGCACTTGATTGTGTTCACGTTCACTTCTCAAGTTTATAACAGATTCTGCACACCAATCAGATTTGATTAATGGTTTAGGCACACGTCTATTATTAATATAAACTATTTTTGTGTTTTTATCAACAGGTTTGTTGGTACCATTTTCTGAAATCATTTGATTAAATTCTATATTTTTGATTCCTTGATTGGGCAGTCTAAACATCACAGTCATTTGATCATTGTGGAAAAGGTTTTTAAGTTTGGTATGAATTTCATGATAGTCGTCTGCTGCTGTTTTTTCATTGAGTATTACCAATAAAGGAAATCTTTGCAGTTCAATCAATGAATTTAAAACTTGATCCAAAGTCCATTTGTTTCGATTTATATTCACTATGAATGTTTTTCTTGCAGCAATTTTTTTGGTAAGAATGTCTAAATTAGAAAGCGATTGTTCCACAGCCAAATTATCCATATGTTCCAAAGACAATGCTTGTTGACGATCTTTGTATAGATATAAATTTTCTTTGGAAGGTACACCAAACTTGTTGTGTAAAATGTCTATGAATGTTTGAGGCACATTGCATATTTGATAATTGTATATGCCAGGCACATACTGTTCTGGATGTTGATTTATTTCTGACAGTTTTTCATACACCGATATTAATACGGGATCAATGTCTTTGATTTTTTCTTTGAATTTGTTCACTAGATGATACACATATTTTTCCTCATAAGGAAACAAATATTGATTATTAAAATTAAAATATCTATCATCGTATCTATATTTCTTTTTGATATCATTGATCACACGAGCATAAGATAGATTGAAAGGAAAACGCACCACAATCACCTTGTGTTCCATATGAAAATTTCCTTGATTGTATGTTTGTTTTAATTCAGGAATATTTTTGACTGATTTAATTTTAATAAAAGTGGAACGATCCAATTCACGCAAAGGCCCACGCAATTGTTCCAATGACGCAGTTAAATCAATTCCTCTATCTAAAAAATCCTGTGCATAATTGGTAATTAAAATTTTTTTGACCACAGCCAGTTGTTTGTCGGTCAATCCTGTTCCTTTGAATGTTTTCATAGCAATGTTGCTGATAATATTGCGATCTCTCTGTTGCAAAACAAATGGAGGCGAAATCAATATGTCACTCAAACCTGTCATGATCTCTAGACAGTCTTCCACAGTGTAGATATTGAGAGGATTTATGGCGTTTGACATACACTCGTATTATAAGTGTAAGATATCAAAAAGTCAAGCGTTTAAAGGGAATTCCGGATCTTATTTCATCCACTGTCCATTCGGTATGAGCATAACGCACCAACCAATTTTCACGACTGGGCATGTGTGGTGATTCTATGTGTGCCAAATCTGTATTAGCCACATCATAGGCCAAACTGTCAGGACCCACAAAAGCAGGTATGCCTGCAATCACTGCTTGTGGTCCAGGATTGCTGCTCCAGCTCACCACTGCCCAACAGTTGCGAAAATCCAAATTGAAATCATCATAGGTATCATCCAATTGAACAGGATTTTGTATGGATACATTTTTGTGCATTCTAAAATTATTTTGAATGGGACAACGCGGATGTGGTCTGATCACAATGGGTCTGTTGGAATATTTTTTAATTTCTGTAATGGTGTTGTGTAACCATGTTTCCAACACAGGCATGTCTCGCCATTGTTCACTCTTGTTGTGTTGAGCACAAATTAAGATGTGTTCTCCATCAGTGCGCCAAGGTTTTAATTTTAATTTCAATCTGTTGGGTCTGTCGGAATCCATATCGCCCAACCCAAAATCTCCAGCACGATTGATACCATTCAATGCCACCTTCCAAGTGATATTTCTTTGTATGCCGCCCACTTCTAATACCAATACATTCTTTCCACGACCTCTGAATGATTGATAGATTTTTTGATTTTTTTGCATTCTGCCATGCCATAGTAATGACCATATCACAGGCACATCTATATCGTCCTCACTGTCATACACCACAGTGTGACCCAACTGTTGCAAGCCGTCTGCCACGTAGTAGAAGATGTCGGCACTGTTGAGTGCTCCGTTGTTTTTGAATAGACCAAATTTCATATGGATAAATATGTGAGTATTTAATACCAATCAAACCAAGTCAAGTCACAATATGAAAAGATCTGATAGATTAAACATTCCAATGACCATTCAATGGAAAGGCAAGACCAATAGAAAGCATTTTTTAAGACATTTGATTGAAAAAAATAATTTTAAAACAATGGCTGAAGTAGGAGTTAGAGATGGTAGAACTACTTTTCATTTGTTGAATCATTGTCCCGATTTAACTATATACGCCATTGATATAAGCGTTAAAGAATTTTACAATAAAGAAGTGGCTAACCAATATAAAAATAGATTGATACCAATAGAAGCCATGAGTGAAGCGGCAGCTGATCAGATTGCTGATAACAGTTTGGATCTAGTTTTTATAGATGCTAATCACAGTTATGATTATGTTAAAAAAGACATAATCAAGTATACACCCAAACTTAAAATGAATGGATTACTGACAGGACATGACATTGATTATCCAGGTGTAAACAAAGCAGTGAATGAAATGATTAAGTACTATGACATCGGTCCTAACTATGTTTGGATTAAAAAATGAAATTAATAGGAAATTGGTATGTTCCAGATTACGAGAATAATCTAAAAACTCTATCAGAAACAAATTTAGAAAATTGGCGTTGTAAGATTCCTTTAGAAAAATCTTTTAATTATGTAAAAAATTTTAATTTGGCTATCGATGTAGGAACATGGATAGGAGACAGTACATCTATTTTATGTAAAAAATTTAACAATGTAATTGGGTTTGAAGCTAATCCTGATGTATTTGAATGTTGTAAAAAAAATTTAAATCATTTTCAAAATTTAAAAATTTTTAATTTTGCGTTAAGTAATTCAGACGATGTAAAAACATTATTTTTAGGTAAATCAACATTTTCAGCCTGGATAAACACATTATCAAAAGATCAATTACCAAATACACATGTTTTAGAAAAAAAAATTGATTCTAAAACTTTAGATTCATTTAATTTTAAAAATATCGATTTTATTAAGATAGATATTGATAGTCATGAAGGTTATTTTTTACAAGGCAGTGAAAATTTTTTCAAAAACAATTCTCCAGTAATATTAATAGAATATAAACCTAAAGTTTTAGCAAGACAAAATAATTCTATGCCAGATCCTATTAAATTTTTAAATAAAATTGGATACAAAATTGAAGAACAAGTTAGTAATATAGATTATGTTTTCACAAGAAATTAAAAATTTATGACATGGCCTTTGACACCAACAGCATTTGATTCTAATCCTTTTGACTGGAATTGGTATGAAAAAGATTTTTTTTACAGTCCAGATGGTACAGAGGAGTTTCCCGATCATCATTGCAAACAAACCTGGATAACAAGTTTACCATTTATTATATCAAAAAGAAATGCTATTGATGTTGGATGTAGAGATGGAGAATATACTAGATACATTCATAAAGATTTTGAACATGTTTATTGTTTTGATTATAGACAAAGAAAACGTTTTTGCATGAATGTTGATCTTAAAAAAATTACTCATTTTAAATGTGCCTTGGGTGACGAACATAAAATTATAAAAGTAAGTGGAGCAGGCAGTATCACAGCACAAAAAATTCCTTTAGATCGTTGGTACAATGAACAGTTATACACCATAGATGAATTTAATTTTAAAAATATTGATTATATTAAAATTGATGTTGATGGATATGAGCTGCCTGTGTTAAAAGGAGCAATAAAAACTATAGAAAAATACAAACCTATTTTAGTTTTAGAACAAGAATTTGGAGAAACAAAAGCATTAAATTTTTGTGTTGAAAATTTTCAATATCAAATAGGAGCGTGGGATCCTTTACATCGTAATGTTGTGCTGGTGGCTCATTAAATAAATTAAAATATGGAAAATTTAATATCAAAAGAATACGTTGAAAAATTAAAACAGTTACATCAAACTAATCCTAGTTTCGGAAGTAAAAATAATATACCTGCTCTTTTAAAAAAATGTTTAGAATCACATGAAACAAAAACTATTTTAGATTATGGATGTGGTAAAGGAAACGTAATGAACGAAATTAAAAATATTTTTCCTAATTTACAAATTCAAGGATACGATCCAGCAGTAGATGAATATAATGTTCTACCAAATAAAACTTTTAATTTAGTGTTCAGCACCGACGTATTAGAACATGTGGAACCAAAACAAATTGATTCTACTATATGCAATCTTGCAAAACTTTCTGATAAAATTATGTACCATCTGATAGCATGTTATCCAGCAAAAAAGTTTTTACCAGATGGTAGAAATGCTCATTTAATTATAGAAAAACCTGAATATTGGCGTAATAAATTTAAAACAATATTGGATTGGAAATTACTAGACGAAAAAATAAATGATTATTCTTTTCAAAGCAAAAAAGGTCCTATCATAAATGTGCTGACCTATGAGATAATTTTACAAAAATAATTTTAAGACCAATAACTGGTATTTTTTCTTTTAACAATTAAATCTCTTTGCGAGCTTTTGCCTATCATTTTACGATTGCCTTTGAGATGATCCAAATATTCTCCCCATTCTGTATTAATTAAAGGATGTCCTTCATCTTTAATAATTCCTTGAGCCCAATCATTCCAACGCCATTCAGGATGTTTATTTTTAATTTCTTTTCTTACTTCATCAAATACCCAACAATCATTCCATTCTTTCATTGTAAAAATTCTAGCTGTGTCGTATGCTTTTTGAAATTCTTTTAAAAAAATGTTTGTAATAGAACTTTTCAAACTCATAGCGTATAATCCACATTCGGTAAATTTATTTGGTCTTCCTAAAAAACATAAATCACTATTGTTAATCATTCTATCTATAAAATCATGTTGTATAATACTGTGACAGAAAGTATCTGCATCCATCCAAAACAATATATCAGCATCACAGTTTAGACCTGTGTAACAAACTGAATAAACTTTGTGACTGAATCTTATAGCGTCCCAACGAAATCCTATGCCTGGTTGTTTACCTTTGCGATCCGCAGGACCAGTAGCCAATTGGCCCACAGCTTTTGGATCATTTTTCCAACGTTCTTTGAATGCTACCAATGCTGGAATGGTACTGTGCAAATCTCTTACTACAACATTTGCAGCTGATTCTTTCACTGTGCAATCTTCTGCATAAACATACAGTGTGATATCTGTGGGCCAATTCTGAATGAATGATTGAATCATTCTGCTGCCGTATTTGTCATATCCAGATTTGTTGAATGTGGTAACCACTGCTTTTCGTGTCATCGGCTTAGACGTTTGATGTCGGCTTCTACCATCATGCTAACTAAGGTTTTAAAATCAGTCTTGCGTTGCCAGCCTAATATTTTTTCAGCTTTGGTAGAATCTCCACACAAACTGTGTAGTTCTGCAGGTCTTTTGAATTTGGGATCACTTTCCACATACTGTTGCCAGTCTGTGATACCCACGCTTTCAAAAGCCAATTGCAATAATTCTTTTATGCTGTGTTGTTCTCCTGTGGCAATCACATAGTCACCAGGTTCTGATTGTTGCAACATTAACCACATGGCTTCCACATAATCTCCAGCAAATCCCCAATCTCTTTTAGCTTCTAAATTACCCAAAACTATTTTGTCTTTCAATCCTAATTTGATTCTAGCAACTCCATCTGTGATTTTTCTTGTGACAAATTCTTTACCTCTGATGGGTGATTCATGATTGAATAATATACCTGTAGAAGCATGTAAACTGTAACTTTCACGGAAATTTATAGTGATCCAGTGTGCATAAAGTTTGGCCACTCCATAAGGTGATCTTGGATGAAATGGTGTTTGCTCATTTTGTTTATTTAAATTTATGCCGTTGCCATACATTTCACTGGTACTGGCTTGATAATATTTGGTGTCTGGACTGTGTTGTTTAATGGCGTTCAGTATGTTTAAAGGTCCTACAGCATTCACTTCTGTGGTAACTTTGTTAAGATCCCAACTGGCTCCCACAAAACTTTGAGCAGCAAGATTATAAAACTCATTTGGTCGTAAAGTTTTT